GGAATATGCAACCGAAGCATTTGGGTAAGTGTCTAAAAGTAAAGAAGTCGCTTGAAAACCTACAATATCAGTTAAACCAGACCAACTATCAGCATGAATGTCTCCCCAGCCTATTGCATTATTTGCACCTTGTCCCCAGCCTATATTGTTGTTTGCCGCACCGTCACCCCATCCATTTGCATTTGCCATAATTAAGTAGTTAAATCACCGTATAAATACCATTCGTTTGTGTCTCTTTTGTATAAAGTAGCAACCGAATATTGAGCAGTAGTTTTGTTTTTACCGCCACTACTTCTCAAAGTTACTCCCGTATCTCCTATAATAGTAACTTGTCCAGCCCCGTATTGTGCCAAAGTTATTATCGTACCGCTCGGAAAACCTACACTTGCATTCGTAGGAACTATTAAATTATTACCACCTGAAAAGTTTAGTTCAACTACCTTATTCGCATCGCTTAAAACTAACGTGTGTTGGCTTGTGTGCGTTGCTCTTGCTCTATTCCGTACTTCAGCACCCGTTACATACTTACTTGCGAATGTACCGCCGCCCGTGTCTTGTGCAATTGCCAGCCTATCTGAAGCTTCTAAATTACTTCCTTTCGCTGTTAATTGACTTATCTTTACGTTTGCCATTTTGCTTACTTAAATAGGTTAATAATTTCTTTATGTTTTCGTCTTTTGGTTTGTAGTTCTTCATAAATACCAGCCAGTATAATTATTGTTTGTATCGGGATACATATCACCATTTGAATTACTATTATATTCAGGAAATAAATCGTTATTAAATGATATATAATCAATGAATCTTTCAGTATAGTGTTGTGCTATTGAACGCTCTTTTTCTATTAAGAAATCAATTTCTACTTTTTCAACGTTTGTAGCGTTTTCCGAATTGTGTTTATACACCCCTTTGTTTGCTATTGTATAAGCCGCAAAGGGTAAATATTCAACCATAGCCCAGTGTATAAGCATTTGTTTTACATAGTTAACCAAAAGATTATTGTAATCAGTTGGTATTGTGTAAATTGAACTTATTGTAACCGCTCCATTTGTGCCGCCTGTTACCGTTGCTGTACTTCCTACCGTGTAACCAGTGCCAGCCGTGTTAATTGTGGCCGCAGTAATTAAACCACCAGCCGCCGTAATATTTAATTTTAAGCCCGTTCCCGTTGCGCTTGTTGTATTTATAGCAGTTCCCGTTGTATATCCCGTTCCTTGATTGCTTATTGTAATTGCTGTCGGTATTCCTGAAGCCGCTAAAATAATTTCGGACTTTAATTTTTCAAGTAAATCAGTACCTAAGTAATTTTGAATGTGAATGTCTTGTGCTATTTTGACGTACTGAATAAAATTGTCACTATCTACGTTACCGTTCATTGCAGTGAACTTAACAACGTCGTTTCTTGTAATTAAAAGTGCTTCTGCCATTATCGTGTTATTTCTCGTTTAGGTTGCGGATTGCTTGGTAAAAAACCATAATTAGGCATATCAACAGGGCGCTTACTTACTAACTCCGAATTCTTTACAATGTATCCAAGTTTTTCGGCTTTCTTTACCGCAACTTTTTTTAATTCTTTGCTATTAACATCAATTGCTTTGCCGCTAAATGTAGCGTAAACACGTTTATTCCAGCGGTGGTGACAATTACCACCACCTTTGTAAAACCAAATTGAATATGTATCCGCACCATTAGCTCCCCAACCTTCATTTACTACTTGCGAACCCATCTTTATAATGTCTTCTTTACGGTAAATCTTATTCGCCGCCATCATTTCTCTACAAAATTCGCGTTCCGCATTTATAGCACCAGCGTAAACGTATCGAGTTATGAATTTAATACCTTCAATTACTTCGTCTTGCTTACTTGAAATATTAGGTCTATTGTCGCCCGTTGAAACTAAGTTTACTATTTTGCTTAAAAAGGACTGTTTCGGCTCTTTAGAAAGCGTTTCGTTCTCTTTGTCGTCCGAATCATAATCTACCTCGTATTCGTCTATTAGAATCGAATTTTCGGGTTCGTCTTCACCTAAATTAATTAACGCTTCAGCTATCTTAAAATCTTTGCTTAATTCCGTTCCTGTTTCTTCAGCTACTTGTTCTTCGTTTTGTGCGTTTTCTAAATCTACAAACTCCAAAGGTTGTAACGTTTTAAAGAATAACTTCAAAGAAACGCCGTTAAAGGCTAAAATTTTATCAAAAGCATCTATTATTTGGTCTTGAATAGGTTTAATAACCATATTGTCAAACAAAATAGAAGCGTTTTTTAATTCATCAGCATTTGAGCTAAAACCATTTGCCGAACCTAAACCAAATAATAACGGACTTGTAACGTTATGCGCTAACATAATTTTCTTAACGCATTCCTCACTTAATGAATTATACAAATCTGGAGCATCGTTAACGGGCATTGTGTCAACCGTTGTTTTGCTTTCTTGGTTATTATTAAATCCTATAATTACCTTTTCACCACGCGGCCCAGTTAATTGACTTTTTACTTTTCCCGTAATAATTTGTTGTTGTTCTTCAGTTGGTACCCCGTTATTAAAGTTAATTACAACCCGTCCAGCGAAGCCTTTTTGAACTTCGTTAATTAAATAATCAGCTATTTCTTCTTCTAACTTTGCATAAGGTAACCCTCCCTGATAATCAGGTAAAGCGTAATATTTCATTCCTACCGCATACGGCTTTGAATAAAGAATTTCTATTTGTTCGTTTGAATATCCGAAAGCTGGTATTCTTTTAGGTGCGTATTTCTTAACGTCCAACCAATTATCTGAATAATAATAACCTTCTATTTCTCCGTCTTTATTGCACTTTTCCGCACGTAATAAATTCACGGGTATATGATAAGCCTTTAAAATTCTTTTGTGGTCTTGTGAGTAATGTATTTGCATTGCAAACTGTCCGAACATTTTTCTATCCAGTACTATTTTACGAATACAATCAGCATGAAATAAAGCCATCATTTGAGCGTACTCATTAGGCTTTTTACTTGCATCTAACGCACTCAACCCACGACCGTAAATTAAACGACTTACATTGTTTATTACCGAGCTATTAGTAGTTGAATTAACGTACCTATCAATGATAAACTGAAAGTAGTTATTATCCTCGCCAAACTCAACCCAAGCGTCTCTTTTCGACTCTTGAATTACTGGCGTTGTATAAGAACTTAATTCTAAAACGTGTATATTACTCATAAACTATAAATTCATTTGTGGTACTATTAGCAGTATATTGGTTTTTGTTTACTGAAAAACTCGAAACACTTTGATTAGTACAAAATATTCTATCCTTATAAACTACCGTAGCACCGTTAATAAATACCAAATCGTAAAAATGATTTTCTACTAAATTAAATTCAGCTTCAAACGTATCGTAATATTCCCCTTGTGTATAAGTATAACCAGTTATTTCAGTTGTTACGTTCGTTTGATCGTCCGTAATAGCTACATAATCAAAAACTTTATTTCGTGGAATAAACACAAAATCTTGGTCATTTGTAGAAGTAGTTAGAATAATCATATATTATAAACGTCAAAAGTACGATTTTGTGCTTAAACAAAAAACACCTACCGAAGTAAGTGTCTTTTGAGCAAGTATATAGAAGAAAGAAATTATGCAGTAACTATTTGTGCATCTACTCCAGCGCCATCTTCAAACAAAGTTTTCAATTGTGCTTCAGTTGAAACATCAAGGAAATTAGCTGGACTTACCTCCATCGCTTCAAAAGTTAAATTATAACCATTGAAATCACCCAAGGCACTACCACTCGACACAGTTCCCGCAGTAACGTCCGCACCTTGTGTAAGTCCCATTAAAAAGAATTGGTCAGTCATTGTTCTAACAACAATTCTCGGTCTACCATAAGCCAAAAGTTTAACGTTTTTATGCGTTGTAACGTCTTGTCTTTTTAATTGAATAGTAAGTGTTTGTTGAAAAAACGTAGTACCGTTATCGCGGCTTGAATTAATTGTAGTTTCAAAACTATTAGCACCTTTTAATTCGTATTTATACAATTGTAAAGCACCAGCAGCAATTGGAGTCCAGTCGCTAATCTCATCCGTTGAACCAACGTAAGTAACGCTATCGGGGTTTAAGTCATCGTAGTTAATAAAGTAAATAGACTTCAATCCCGAAACGGAATCTTTACATTGTTCTATTCTACCATTTGTTATATCACAGCTCATTTTATTATTTTTTAAAGTTTAACAAAAAAAAAGGTGGTGTATATTGCACCACCCTTTATTATAGTTTATGTTTTTTAGTTAGCCGAGTTAACGATTCCGTAAGTAACTAAGTCAGAAGCAAAACCGTATTTTGCATCAGCAGTAAATCGCATTACTACGCGTACATTTTGCGACCCGTCGATATCTCCCATATCAATAACTTTAACTTCGTTCATATCATTCATTAAACCAGTCGCAAAGTACAAGTTTGAAGTTTGAGAAAGTAAAGCAGTATTTGCAGCAAGTCCGTTAGCTAAGAATATTTTAACTCCGTCGAAATACAAGTCATTCAATACTTGGTTGTTTCCTTTGTTGTCGTAACCGTTAGCTCCTACTCCTGAAGCAGCGAAGCCACCTAAAGCACGAACGTAAGCTCTATAAATGTTATTAGAAACATAAAGAGTTAAATCTTCTTTACCGTACAAAGCAGCTGGTAAAGCGTCAACGATTGAACCTAATTGAGCAACAACGTTAGTAGCATCAACAGTAGTACCCGCAATTTCTTGCGCAGCTGGTAAAGCAGCGTCAGTAGTCAATTGTGTCATTAAACCAGCGAATTGTCCAGCAGTTGCGTTAACACCTCTCCAAATAGAAGTTTCCATCCCAGCAGCAACTTTTTCAGCAGCGTGTGCGATTAAGAAATCAGCAAATGATTTAGGCAATACGTCGAACGCAGAATATCCCATTTGAATGGCATCCCAGTCTTGTCTAAAATCAGATTTACACAATTGTAAGTTAACTTGAAAAGATTCAGGTTGAAGAATTTTTTCAGTTAACGTAACTGTTGACGTAGGGTCGAAATCGCACGTCGCATTTTTGATGATGTCATCTGTACTGACACGCTTAATTACCTGCTTATATTTCACGTTAGGCATAATAGTAATACCGCCTTTTTCCAAGGTTGGAGCGCTTAACAAAGCCGCAGCGATATATTTTCCAGCGAACTCACCAGCATACGTTGTAGTAATGCTTTGAGTAGTTGATAGGTTAATTTTTTCCATTTTTATTTAGTTTTTTATTTTATTTATACTACGGTTAAAGTAATTGCACCAGCAGAAGTACCAAGTCCGAAAACATACCAGTTTGTTCCGTCACCAACTAATTCTACAAAGTCGCCAATTGTATCAGCAGAAGCAGAAAACGTAATTGTGTTTTCATCGGCACCCGGTACGTTAGTACTATTCACGATAACACCACCTTGAATTTTGTTTGTAGCCGCTTTAATAGTCCAAGCAGTCGTTGCGAATAACGCACCTACTACGAATTTATAAGACTGTCCAGCTCCATCGGCAACCGCTGGTAATGTAATTTGCGCTCCAGCAGCAGCGTTTAGAATAAATACTTTACCGCTATCTTCAGCAGTTAAAGTTGTTGCACCCGTCAATGTTTCAATTACACCTACTTGACGTAAAGAATCATTTGAGATACTTGTTAATGTTGTACTCATTTTTTATTGTTTTTTAAATTATTACTTATTTAGTTTATTTAAAACTGAATCCATTATTGTGCGCTGTCTTTTATTAGCGAACTTAAATGTTTCAACTTTGTTTTCGTTTTCAGGGTTAAAAGAAATTGGTTTAACTTCTTCAGATAGTTCTACCTCTTTTTCTTTAACCTCGTTTGATTTGCTTAATTCAGCTTTAAGCATTTCGTTCTCTTTTTTCAACGCTTCAATTTCCGAAAAGAAACTTTCTTTGATTGTGCTTTCAACTACTTTTTTAGGATTGCTTTTAGCCGTTTCCATTTCTTGTTCTTTTTTAGCTTCTTCTTCGATAGGCTCTTCAACTTCTACTTCTTCTTCTTCTTCAACCTTTTCTTTTACTTCGGAAATAATTCCTTCTTCAACAACGATTAACATACGACCGTCTTCCATTTCGTATTCACCTACCGGCACGGGAATTTTTTGTTCGTCTTCCGTTACTACGAAAATTTCGTTACCAGCTTCAAACATATCAGCTTCAAGAACTGTTACGCCATCCATTAGTTTCATTTGTTCAAGTTTTACTTCCATTCCAA